GGCGACCCTTCATGTTATAAGGTAATTTTACGCTGCTTTTTGCAGTGGGGCAAGTCCCTCATACGCTTGGTTGTACACCCTGCTCCCTTTCCGCGCGGCATCCGTAAGGAAGTTCAGCTCGTCCACGGTCCACGTCCGCATGCTCTTGCTTTCCGCGCGGAGTAACCAAGCCGTGCCGCCGTAGTACTTCGCGTCCAAGCGCAAGGCGTACTCGTAGAGGTTGCCGGACAAGAAATGGTTGCACTGCCGGCATTGCGCGTTAACATTCATCGGATTGAACCTTGTGCTCATGCACTCGCGCCGGATAAAGTGGCCGCAATCCATCACGCCGTCTTTGCCACAAGTAATGCAGCCCTCGTCCTTGTCCCGCTCGCGCACCATCTTGCTCAAAACCCTGTCGAGCGCGGCTATCGCTTTTTTGCGGGGATCGCTGCTGATACGTTTTATATTACTCCTTTTCATGAGTCATGGATTTGAGCTTCGACTGGTAGGCGGAAAAACAGTCATACATATCTGCGGTTATATTAGTAAGACGGATTGAGTAAGCGGGCGCAACTGGTTCAAGTAATTTAATGAGTTCGTTCAGTTTATAGGCGAATTTCATTTGCCACTTGTTATCCATTTCCTCATACGCTTCCTGCCGCTGAGAGGCGAGGAGGGAAGAGATGAACTTTTTGAGCGTGGAATCTTGCCCAAGCGTCAAATGGAATCGCGAGATGAGAACGTCCAAATCAAGATACCAAGTTTCCTTCGCCGCCGGAATAAATGTCACGTTATCCCGTAATTCATTTTTATCGAACTGGTCATGCGTCAATGCTTCCTTCGCCGCCGGCTCGACCGGCGCGAAGCAATCGTGCACCGGCTTGCCGCAATGGGGGCAAATTGAAATGTCCATGTGCCGACAATGACCCGTATAGTCATAGGGACGGCACTCCTCGCCGGTGATGGGATGTTTTGGTTCTTGGTTCATAGGAATTTAATAAAGATTATTGAGCCGACAATGAACAGCGCGGCGGCGATGAAGACGGGGAGGAAGAGGAGGTACTGGTTGCGGTTCATGGGGTTAGATTTCGTTGATACTCTTGAATAGGCTTTTTACCTCCTCCTCCGGCGTTTGGAACTCCTGCGGCGCAAAGTCCAGCTTTTGCGGCTGCTTCGCCAGCTCCCTTTTTACTGCTGGAAGGGAGGATTTGCAGACGCACGTTTCAGGATGGGGAAGCCAACCGCCATACTTCGCATCCATCATGGCCATGAAAGCATCGTGTTTCTCTTTATCGAATTGGTATGCCATACTTTTATTCTTTTTCCAACCGCCGCCGGAACTCATCGCGCCCCAACTCGATACGCTTCTGGATGATATAAGATTGCTCGATGTCATAATACTCCTCCTCGGTCAGATTGCGCCCCTGCTCGTGCCATTCGTTCCGATGCACCGCGCGGAGCTGTTGGCTGCGCTTCCGCGCGTCGCGCGTCCGCGTAACCGTCCCGTTGTCCGACACTATCTCCGCACGGATGAACTTCGCCTTGAAAATGCGGTCAACCGTCCCGTCGTCATTGCTCTCGTCGCTTTGGCTCGTAACGTCGGCATGGACGGTAACTTCATAAGACTTGTCCATCTCAAGCGGCGCAGGGATGCTCGCGCCGCCAGACAGCTTGAAAATATATTCGTTGACCTTGTTTTCCATGTTAGAACGGTATGCTCGATGGATCAATTTCCGGCTCATCGCTCAATGGCGGCAATGGTTTGAAACTGTCGCCGTCCTGTTCAACTAACGGGGCTTTTTCGACCCTCTGGGAAGCCACTTTTGAGATGCTCTTGCCGTACTTTCCGTTCTGCATCTTAAACGCCTCGACGCAAAATTCCTCCCCGACTTCCATCTTCCCCAACGCCTCGACGATGTAATGCAATTTCCCATCGTCCTCATTCTTCACGGCGACATTCCAATTTTTCTTGGACACCTTTCCGTTGTGCCGGTCTTGCACCACCATTTGCAATTCGTTCTGCTCGTTCCCCTTGAAAGACTTTCCCTTGCCGATTTTCTGTTCCAAAATGGTTACGAAATGCAACCCATTCGGCTTCTCAATCGTAGCCATGTCGCCATCCCCCGCATCAACCACCTTCTTGTCAGTTACCGAAAAGAACTCATCACGCTCGCGTACGCCACCCTTCTCGACCGCGCTATCCAATAATTGTTTTGCTAAATTGTTCATAGTTTTTCATAATTTATTACTTCACTCGGCGGTTCGACCACGCCGCTTTCATCTCCTATGCCATCCATCCCTGCGCTTCTCACCTCGTCCTTCGTCATCACCTCCGGCTTCTTGCCCACCTGCGCCGCCGCGCCGAGGAACTGCGCCCTTGCAAGCATCACCTCGTCAAAGCAGAACTTGTCCAGCTGGGCGGACGCTATCGCCATTTCGCTTTCAAGGCAGGTTTTCCGTACCTCGCAACGGAAGTCCGCACTACTGTAGTCCGGTCTTCCGAGCTTATATGCGTAAGAACGGACGATTTCAACGGTTCTCGCTTTTTCTTTTTTAGGTTTTTTTTCATTCATGGTTTAGATGCCCGCTTTTATAGCTTCGCACTCGACACACGATTCCTCGCCGTTATTATGCGGTTTCCCACACTTGTTCTCCGGCTTCCCCGCACAGTACATGCACCGCCGTATGTTCCCATGCCAATCCCTCATTGCCTCGCTGCCGGTCTTGATCCCGTGGCCGCAACGCTCGCAATAGCCGATGTATTCTTTTGTTTCGGTTTTAATCATGGGCGTATATGTACTCTTCCGATTCCGACCTTGCCTCGCCATATTTCGCCTCCATGTCGGAAGCGTACTCCGCGTAACAGGTTTCGCAAACTCCAAATTCCGGCATGATGTCCTTGCGCTTCGTAGGCAAACCGCAACCCAAGCACGGTATCTTCTGTAACGGGCTGGACGCAATTTTGCTGTCCAGCAATTCACTGAAGGTTGATTTTTTCATTTTAGTTTTAGAGCTTCGAGGGCGGTATTATGAAAGCCGTAGCTCTAGGGGATGTTTTGTTTATTTGTCATCACCCTGCCGCCTTTGTTAGTTTATTTCTTTGAAATAGGGAGGGGCGAAGACGTGCGTCCTACACCCCGAACCCCTATTTGCACGCCTTACGTTTATTTGACCGCGACCCGCTCCGCGCTCGGAAACTTGAACAACTTACTTGATGGGGTCGGCCGCTCCAACTTCGCCCAATAGCTTTCCGCCGTCGCCATCCTTTGCGCTATGAGCAGGAGGTCGCCCTTGATCTCGTTCCGCACATCCTCGTCGTAGTTTTGATGTTTCGCTTCCGCCGCGTCCTGCACCATCTCGGCTACCCGCGCTGAATGGTCTTTCAAAATACTTATACTTGACCGGCAATCTTGTAGGTTCATTTGAGTAATAAGAACATCGCTATAAACAACGCTATCAATACAATGCCGACAGACGCTTCAATTATTTTTGCCATGTTCTTCTTCAGTTTCCGTCCTTTGTGTTTCCCTGCACTCCCTGCAAACAAGATGCCAATCTCCGGCGTATAAGACCCATTCTGTTATTGTATGTTCGCAATTCATTAGTTTATTTCTTCTTTACCATCTCCGCGTCGCTCCATTCTATGACGGGAGGGGGCAAATCACGACCTTTTTGGCGTTTCGCCTTCCTGCCTATAGCAATTAGCTTTTTAAGCTCGGCGTTCCTAGAGTTTGCATATCCAGCCCGCCGCTTGCTTACTACCGCCGCGCATTTTTTGCACAAATCCTTTAACCCGATATATTGCTTTTTTGGCATATTCTTATGATAGTCTATATACTAAATATATGCAATAGGCTTGAACGCACACCGCCCATCCCGATGTGTTGTAATATATTCGCCCATTTCCACCCCCGCCGTCCTTTTCCAATTTCTTGAGTGCAAGCGCGGATTCTTCATCGAAAGCCGCCACTGGACTTCAAGCGAATTATTGAAAATCGAACCGAGTACAATCAGCGCTGACTTCTTCCTATAAGGTGAGATAAAAGCTATTTGCGTACAAAGGGACTCACGTACTCGGCTCGATTCTCAATTATTCGTTTCATGCTATAATTTTCTTATGGAAAAGATATGTTCAAAGTGTTCAGTTTCAAAGCCAATCGCCGATTACGATAAGATGAAAGGCATGGCGAGCGGAATGAGAAACGCTTGCAAGAAATGTTGTCTTCTTGATTTAAAGCGATGGCGACATGAACACATTGATTACATAAGAAAAAAGACGAACCGCTATTATTTAAGTCATTCCGAAGCGTTTAAAGTATATAAATCAAAATACCGAAAAACGGCGAAGGGTAAACTTATTGACATAATATGTGGGTACCGTAAAAGAGCATGGCTTCTCGAAGCTAAATTAAAAGGTAATTGCTCCATGCAAGAACTGAACAAACTTATCGAGAATACAAAAGTTTGTAAATTTTGCGATAAAAACTTTAATGACAAAATCCGTCCAAGCGTAGACCATATTATTCCTATAAGTAAAGGAGGAAGCAATGTGATAGATAATCTACAAATTATTTGCCGAAGTTGTAATTCTCGAAAGGGAAATAGGATGTATTAAGAAGGTAAAGCAGGAGGATAAGCTGTTGCACTCAGGCGATTTGACTTTTTCTAGCGACTAAACTTTTACTTTTAGATAGTATTTATTATTTTTCCTTTCAGTGCGCTCGACTTGTAAGTAGCCGTATTCTTCTAAAGATTTAATTGCTTTTATTATTGTCGGGCGCGATGAGTGCGCCTCTTTTTGTAATGTGGTTAGTGATGGGAAGCAATACTCTTTGCCGCGAAAAAGGTGGACTGTCAAAGCCCAGAAAACAACAAGCGAAGACCTTGTAAGGCGTTCATCCATCAGCACGGCGGTGGGTATCATGGCAAAGCCCATCTTCCATTTTATCGGTGAATTTCTTAAATATCTTTTTAAGATTCCGTTCTTATTTAATTTTTCTGATTCCATTCTTATGATTAGGGTAAAGTTTCTTTACTACCAGCTAGTCAAACTACTTTACTACCCCTAGTTAAGTTTCTTTACTAGGGCAGATTTTCGACCTCCGTTTTCCTTATCGCTTGATTTCTTCTTGATCCAGTTGCAATTGGCGCAAAGGAGTTGGTATCTCCTCGGATTGCCGGAAGTTATTTCGGCGAGTATTTTTTTATAGTACCACCTATTGCCATTGCGCTTTTCTTTGCCCCCGCCGCCATTGATATGGTCTATCTGTAAGGCAAGCGGATTATCAAAACCGCATTTTCCACACTTATTGCCAAAAACTAAAAATATCGCTTTTAACGCTTGCGTCGCTTCTACTTTTTCCTGTTCTTTAGTTCTGGTCGGGTGAGATGCCATTTATTAAAACCGAAAGCCCGTCCGATAAGGGGCGGGCGGGCTATACGGCTAACTAATTATGACCTCCCGCCCCTTATAGCAAGAGATTTTAGTTCTCTTACAGTATAGCAAGTGGATTGGAGAAGTCAAGAAAGTTGTCCACTTGCGCTTTTATTCCAATCTGGTATGCTTCTTATATGAAACTAGAATTTAATCGCTTGCCAAAAATAAAAGCAGTAGGAACTCGGCTTACAGAGGATGAATATAATGTGGTTGAAAAACTTGCAAAAGAAAATAAGGTAAGTATGGGCGAGGCGGTTCATGTTCTAATTCGGGCGGCATTGAATGAAATAGAAATGGGAAAATTAAGAAGAGGAGAATAATATGAAAATATACCAAATAATTTATTGCGACCCGCCGTGGCAATACGATTTCAGCAAATCAGACAGTAGGAAAATTGAAAACCAATATCCTACTTTGTCGTTGCAGGAAATAAAAAATCTCCGTTACGATTGGGATTTTGAATTTGCGAAAAATGCGGTTATGTATATGTGGGCGACTGCGCCAAAATTAAAAGAGGCGTTGGATTTAATGGCTACTTGGGATTTTGAATATAAAACTCACGCTATTTGGGATAAAGAAATTATGGGAATGGGTTATTGGTTCAGAGGACAACACGAGCTTTTATTAGTAGGTGTTCGAGGCAGTTATTCGCCACCAGATGCAAAAATCCGCATAGGTTCTGTTATAAAATATCGACGCACCATACATTCAAAGAAACCTGCCGTTGTTAGGGAACTTATAAAACAGTGGTATCCAACTGAAAATAAAATAGAACTTTTTGCCCGCGAAAAAACGGAAGGATGGGATGTATGGGGAAATGAAGTTAAAAGTGATATTGAATTAAAAGTTTGAAAGGTCGGGTTCTTATAAGGGTTAAGAAAAGAATAAGAAAGAAAAAATGAATAATATGAAACAAAATCAATTAGAAAAACAGTTTGCTATATTACACCAAGAATGTGGCGAATTTGATGATGCTATGACGATGTACGGGATGATAGCTTGTTTGAATGATAAAGAGGGAGAGGATGGCGTTCGCCGCGTGTTCAAAGAAGCTGGATATACCGATTGCACCGAAACCGAAGAACTTGATGGCTTGATCGCCCAAGCAAAAGGACTTATGAAAAAGTATCCTGAATTGGTATAAAATCGCCGCCGAAAACTATCCCTAGTGCTCTGACAAAAAAATGAAAGGAACTATCGTAATTAAAAAATGGCCGGCGTGGGCAAAGAAGCATAGCATCCAGCCCGATGACTTCATTTACTTGGCTGGCGATAAAATAAAAGTATTAAGAAAAGGAAACTAAATTCGCCATGAAAAAATTTATCTGCTATTTTAAAGGTCATCAATTCGATTATCCGTGGCAATACTACGCATGGTTTACGAGTATGAGCTGGGGAAGATTTAGATATTGTACTAGATGTAATATAAAAGAAATAGAATTGAATTAAAAGTTTAAAAGGTCGGGTTCTTATAAGGGGCTAAGAAAAGAATAAGAAAGAAAAAATGAATAATAGAATCACAAAACAAGAATTGGAATTTGTCGTTGGTATGATGAATTCGGCTGAAAAGGAACATCCGAAAGCGAAAGTTGTTTTTGATATTGAACGGCAGGAAGTTTTGATAACGTATCCACTGCCGCAGGACTTCAAAGCTATTACGGGTGGTATCATAAATAACGGCAAAATAAAATCGTCGCCTAAAAAATTAACGGCGGCGGAGATATTATGAAAAAATGAAAAACGAATTAAAATTACAATTAGCTTTTGTTGCTGTGGGAATAGTCTGTTTAGTCGCCGGAATGATTATTGAAAAACTATTTTATTAAAGTTGCCTTATAAGGATTTCTATAAACGTCGGCAAAAGTAACGGAAGCTTGACACAATCGTTCTACAAGTATGCCGCATTATACACGGCAGAACGCCCTAGCCCACTTGTGAGCTTGAAGGGGCGTTTTCTTTATCCACCGCCGCTACGCACTCCGATTTTATATGTCCGAACATCCGACACTTTTTACAAAAGTCATAAGGGTTGTGCTGGCGGGCAACCTTGCGAGGCCTACCCACGGGAAGTTTTGGCTTGTCGGCGTAGTGTCCCCATGTGCTGTGCCTCGCACCGCAACCAAAAACAGCACAATGGAACTTTGAAAAGCAGGGGAGAGAATCGAGCAGGGAGATTATCTCATACAGTCGGGCGTGGGTTTCGAGGTCAAGGTCGCCAACTTTCATTTCTTTATCGGATATTTCGGGCTGATGAAGTAGACCATCCGCTTGTCCGGCAGTTTCAAGCTTATCCTAAGGTCTTTGTCGCCCTTCTCAAACCAGATAAACACCTTTTTCGTTTTCATCATTTCGTAAAGCATTTTTGCGCCGTGCATGGGAGCAGGGCCGGAATCACCCGAAGCGTCATAGAGCTTCTTGAACGTCTTGAACGGGAGTTTGGGGGATAGGAGGTAAATTGGCTTTGCTTTCTTGCGTGGCATGGTGGTTTTTGGCTCAAATTTGTCCCCAAGGCGGGTTTTCCGACCCCAAAGCACCGTTTTCCTTATCCGGCGAATTTTCGCCAATCTGGGGCGTTTTATCGTTATTCAAGAGATACTCGATTTCCGCCAAAAAGACGAGCGCGGCTCCCCGTTCCTTGCACTCGCCTTTAGGGAAATTCTTTTCCAAAATTTCGCACATCCTTTCCCAGTATTTTGAGCGTTCGTTTTCCATGCTTATTGTTTTCCCCGCCGCCCCTAAATTGGACGCTTTCCCGTAGGATTGCCACTTGCAACGGCAAGAGAATTTAGGGATGGCGGAAAGGCGAAACTGTTAACCGTCTCGCCAGGGAACCACCCGTCTCGCCGTGGCTTGGGATTACTCCGGTGGCCGCAGGTTGATGCTTGTCGCTCCCTCCGCTTCATAATTTTACAACGGACGGCGGCGGGGTTCAAGGAAAGTTGGGGATAAGTGGCATTGATAAAACGGGCGAAAAATGGGAAAATTAAGGGAATGGAAAATGAAAACGGAGGGATAGGTTTGCCGTGGATTTTGTTCTTTACCGCTTGCGGAGCATTGCTGGTCGGATATTTTTATGGCTTGTCTATCTCTTTGAAATACTGCGCTATAGCCCGCCAAAGGGTTGAAAGTGCGCCGTTGCCACTTTTTACATAAAAAAAGTACGCCTTGGGAGCTGGCGTACGAGCATGGGGCAGGAGAAAGGCGGGAGGTAGCTACGGGGAATTTGGCGGGTGGCTGTGGAAGTGCGCCAAATGGAAATTGTCGGATTGCAGGATGAGGATTTCTATCCTGTCATGCGAAACGAAGAGCCGTTCGACAAGCCACTTGGCTGAAATGTGGCTGTACCAGACGTTTGCGATTAGCTCGTAGGGCGTTTGGTTGTGCCAGATTTGCATCTTGGGGCGGAGTTCGTGGAGTTGCATCATGAACCTCCAATCAGCTTTTGGACATCAATCAGCATTTCGATTGGTACGGCGACAAAAGCGAAATCCGGATCCAAATAGCGACGATTAATTTCTTCCGCTATCCGTTCGGGACACCAGTTGAACGCGATGATATGCCAAGCCGCATGGCGGGAGCGCGGAAGCTCGGAAATGTTCCGTTCTTCGTTGCCCCCGCCAAGGCTTCTTGGTTTTCTGTGGTGTTGCGAGGTCGCCTCGCGGTACGGCTTGCGGTTATTTTCCGCTATCAGGTCGAACCTTCGGGCTTTCCACGACATCTTTCACCTCCGGTTTCGGTTCAAGGTCGACCACTTTCAAGACCCACTGTTTGGGAATTGCCAAGTAGCCCGCAGGGACGCCTTGCACGAAATGGAAAATGACGAGTACCGTCTTTTCCGTTTGCACAATGCACCCGATGGTTTTCACGGGCACGATGAGCGTGTCTATGTCATCGGGAAGCCCGTCCGTTTTCGCGTACACAGCGGCATCATGCCAGTATGCCACGCCTAACGTGCACGTTCCCTGCGCGGATAGCGTACCCGCGAGGGCGAATAGAGCGAGCAGCGTTTTTATCATTTTGATTCTCCTTCGGGACGGTCGTCGTCATTGGGCGAAATGTGCATAGCGCGTTCCCATGCCTTGTCATCTTCCGTCAAAGCAAGGGTCGCAGGGATTGCGGGTTCTGCAAGTGGCGGGTCAATGAGACCTTTCATCTTGCGCTCGATACGCTTCATTTTCTCGAATGCCATGTCGTCAATGAGTGCCTTATGCGCGAGGGCTGAAGCGTAAACGCGCCAGTTAAAATTCTCGCCGCATTTTGAACACTTGAAGTTGAACGCAAACTCTAAATCCGCACTGAACGCCGCGCCAACGAACAGGCACGGGATGTTGCAATTTACGCAGTCGATTGAAACTCCGTGCCAGCGCATTCTAACCTCCATCTAGTATTAAATTTGAAAGGTACGCGAGGCGGGACCTGAAAAATTTATCGGAGATTGGAACTGCTCCGTAAAAAGAATCCCGCCGCGCCTGCCTTCTAGGCTGGGGTAACTTTATTCGCCGCCTTGCGAACGAGACCGACTACCGTTAAAACTGCGCCTACGACTGCGACCACGCCCGTAATTATTTGCTCAACGAGATTGCTGTCCACGGGATGCCCTACCATCGTAAGGAGCATCGAAGCCGCCTGTGCTATGCCCATCACGCTAAAACCGAATACTGTCGCCGAGAGTCCATTTCCCGATGAGGAAACGTACCACGGCGTAGAATTTGATGTGTCCATGTATAGATTTAATTATTTTTTTGTATAGATTGAGCGACCTTTACAATGATTGCCGTAAGTGTTGGTTGCCCGATGGCAGGGAACGCAAAGAGTACGCCCGTTCTCCGGCATAAATCTCAATCGAGGATACAAAGCAAATGGATAAATATGGTCGGCGTTAAGAACGACGCGCTCACCAGCTTCGCTTCTCGCGCCACAATCGAAGCAACGGTAATCATCATGCTCAAAAACCCCCTTTCGCCACTTTGCATATTCTGCTGATTGCCGTATGAGTTTGTGTAACGGCGTAAGACCGTGTTTTAAAGCTGCTTTGCGAAGTTTCAATTTTGTGGCCTCTGAACACACTCGTCCGACACCTGCAATGCTCAACTGTTGCCTATGTTGCGGCGTAAAAACCCGCAAAGACATTTTGCGCTTGGTTTCGTCCGAGTGATGTTTGCCTAGCCAATTTGGAAATTTACGACCAATTCTTATATTGGCTTCCTTGATGTGTTGCTTGTGTTTTTCCGAAAGATGACGGCCTAAATTACTCTTATTGCCAAGTTGGGCGATGGACATTTTCTGGCGTGTGTCCTCGCTTATTTTATGACCCTTGTTACTGGGATAGATGCCCTTCGGCATTGGTTTAATGAAGGTTACTTAAGAGATTTTTCAACCATTGACTTATAATGTCCAACCAACTGGACACCGCCTGCTTTTGCTCCAGCGTCGGAGGATTTGACACTTGCGGTGGCGGAGGAGGAGGTGGAGGGGGAGATTGTGGGACTACATTGATTATACCTTGAAACACATAAGGAATCGAATAAGTCAGTGGAAGCTGTTTTTCAAACGGTAAATAATGATCAAGACAGTGGGTAAGCGTGTCTTCGAGATATACCATCACTGAATGTTCCGGAGCGATTGAACTGCACGCCGTCGGTTGGACTTGATTCCAGTTATCGCAGGTGTTCACGCCGATGCACAGCGGCGCTTGCGTGAGCGCGTTCTTCATTTTCGTGATGGGCGTGCCAGTGCCGCCTTTCGCTATCCACTGGTACTGGACGCTGATGAACGGCAAAATCTTTTTCGCCTTGTCGAGCAACGCCAGCGGGATCGCCGAGAAATACTCCGTCTCGCTTGTCGTTTCGTCGAACGGCAAGTCAGTCCACGGGAGCACTCCTTGTTTGCGCATGATGTCCCACGGACTTTGCAACGGCGTTCCGTTATGCCGCGTCCCCGCTTGGACGTGCAGGAATCGCGCCGACGAATGGAAGCGCGGCTGTCCGTTGTCAATCGTCGAGGCCTGCATGAATCCGAGCGAATAAAAAGCGTCTATCGCAGATTGCGGGAAAGCGCCCTGCTCGATGAGGTTGTTTATCTGCGCGTCGAACGATTCCTGCGCGGAAAAAAGTACGCAGGCATCTGATTCCCAGCCAAACTTTTGCCGCTCGAAAAAGTCTATGTGACCGCTCCAATCGGGGTTCTGCAACACCGCCTTGAATTCCAAGCCTGAAGCGGAACCGAAAACATAGTCGGTTTCGCTGTCTTGGATGATAAGGCACTTATGGGATGCCTGCGGGTTCATTTTGTTTAATAATTATACCTTATTACCTGTAATAAATAGCAAGCAGCGCAATGGCAAGCCCCGCAAGGGCTAGTACAATCTCGCGGTTTGTCATGAACGCCTTTGATTTCGCCCCCGTTGCCGTGGCGGTATTTTCAAGGTTGCGGATACGGGTCTCATGGTCGTCCGAGCGCAAAATTATGTTCGCCTTAATCTCGCGGACTTCCGTTTTCAGGTCGTCGAGCTTCGAGGCGATGACGGCAAGGGTAATCTGGTCGTCAATCATTAACTTCGCTTGGACGAACTCCACGGAATTGGTGTCTACGAGCTTTTTCATAGCATTTTGAAATATGCGCCAATCATTTTGATATATGCGCCGATTGCTTGCAGGACGGGGTTCGTGGTGCCGCCACCCCCACCGCCTCCGCTCTGCTCGCTCCCCACGCTCCAAAACGTCGAAGGGCTGTTTTGGTTGTTGTACTCGGTCTTGATCCAGTCGGCGGAACGTCCCAAATCTGATACACGAAACTCATCCGCATACCCATTGGTACCATAGATTCCACCAGAACCACTTATAAATAAACCTAGCCCAGTCGCAATGGTGTTACCAGTGGCGGTGACTGGAGTCCCCGCGACACCATCTACATATATGGTGGCGTTGCTTCCGTCATAAGTGCTAACAAGATAATGCCAAGCCCCCGTTGAAGGAGTGGTCTTTGCAGCTGTTCCGCTCGTTCCCGATGTATGAACTTCCCAATTAAGGCTGACATAGTTATACATGGATTCAGAGTTTCCATTACCGCCCAATATCGCGTTGACTGTTCCCCAACTTGTAATATTCACCCAGCCTGAAAAGGTAACTTGCGCATGGGTGGAATTAAAAAAGGAAGTTCCTAAATCTATATATTTAGAATCGGTATCACAAAGGGTTCCTCCATCAATTTTACCCGCAGAAGCTGCCATGCCTCCATGAATTGTTCCATTCATCCCGTTGCTTGTTGAGTCATTCGCGCTAAGCGTCCCAGTCGGGGCATTAAGGTGGTACACACCTTTGTAGTTCCCATCCCACGGGGCGGTGCTCGACGACAAATCCGTCGTCTGCGCCGCGTTGCCGTAGCAGAGATAATCCACCGTCGAGGTATTCATCGTGGACTGCTTCACCCACATCTCCAGCTCCCCCGTGGAAGAAACATAATTTTCTCGCTCGAAGGGGAGTTGGGAAGTGCAGGCGGAGTCGGAGAACGGAACGATGTCGTAACCGTTTGAGCTCTGCACGTTTCCCCCGTTTCCGGTGCTTTTAAGGGATGTGAGCGTCACATCAATCACGGCAGGGAAGTTGGACTGCGAAGCTGGGATGGCAGTGGCGGAGGATGTCGCCGTAAATGAGCGGTAGTACGACCACGAAGCATGGGTCTGCGGGGCGAAAAGGAATAAGCCCAAAACCGCTATTCCAATGGTGAGGTACTTTTTCATGGTTACGGGCAAGTCGTGGCGGAAGTCGCTATCGCCATTTCATTGCTCCACCACCACCATACTTTCGTTCCGTTCGGCGTTTGGGCGATGTAGCAGGTGAACTTCCCCGACAGGTCGAGCGTGGTGCTCGCTTGATTTCCGGCGATGAAAACCGTCGAAGTGTTGGACTGCGTGCTCGTGCCCACGATGAGCGATCCGATGAGCGTCGAGGTCGCGGTTACATTGAACGTCCCTGTTACGTTCACGCCAGTCGTTCCCACTTGAGAAATTGATGAAGTCCCTGATAACGCACCGCCTACCGTATCCCAGTGCGGGATGCTGTTAACTGAAATAGCCGTGTCGGTTGTCACTGTGCCCGTGCCACACGTCGAGCATCCGATGGTTGTAACGCCAGCCGCAGTGCTCGATGTCAAAAGCCCGCTCACGGTTATCTTTTGCGCCGCCGTGGTGTCGCCGTTGATGGATGTAACCGCCGCCGAGAGGAACGCCGTGCTATTGAAGGCATTGCTCCCGAAGGAGGAAGTAACGAACGTGAGCGCGGATGAGGTCGCCAGATTAGAAACCGTGATATAGCTGTTCGTGGAAGTTACGCTGAACGATGAGATGCCTGTGGAAGTGGCCAGTCCCGTAAAGACATTTCCCGCTACGCCGTTGATCGAAATGGAAGAGGTCGTAATTGCCCCAAGCGTGGTGAGCAACGTGCTTGAGGTGATGCTTGCCACGTTGCCCGATGATGAAACGACAACTATATTCGCCGTGCCCCACAGCGACGTGGAAGCGAGCGCAGATGTAAGGAACGCCGTGCTGTTGAAAGCGTTCGTGCCGAGCGCTGACGTGATGAGCGACGACGAGGAGTACGCCTTGTCCCAGTTTGCAGAAGAATTAGTGATGTTCGAGAGTGCAGAGCCGTTTGAGGTTACGATGCCGGACGCTGGAACTGCAAGCTTGCCCAACGCCCCGCCGCCGAGGTTCGTCCACGCGCTGGATGTGGAATTGAGGTCGGTAAGGTTATTCGCAAGCTGGGCATAGAGGGTATTGCCCGTGGAGCTTGAGATGAAATGGCTGTCGTTCGTCCACTGGCTGATGTTCGCCGAGCCGAAGTTGGCGGTCGTCAGTCCCGTGGAGGTAGTTAAGAATAGTGTCGAGTTGAAAGCGTTTGATCCGAATGATGAGGTTACGAAAGTCAAAGCCGCCGATGTTGTGGTGGTCGAGATGGTGATGTAGGAATTAGCCGAAGTTACGTTGTAGGAAGTAATACCGGTAGAAGTAGCAAGTCCCGTGAACACATTTCCCGAAACGCCGTTAATCGAAACCGTAGATGTGGTGAGCACCGCTACCCCGTTCTGGGTTATTGTGCCCGATGCGTTAAATGCTCCACCCGAAAACAGATTCAAGCCAGATACCGTTAGTGTTGAAGTGCCGGACAATCCACCTGTGGTGTTCGCCCAGAACGGATAATTGTTTGCTGAAATAGCGGATGAGGTGGAAACCGAACCCGAACCGCCTGCCGAGCCGTTCCCCGCGATGGTCAAAACACCGTTCGCGTTGTAGGTGAGGTTGCAGTTCGTGCACGAGCCAGCAGTGATGCCGGATGACGTAGCGAGCCCAGTAAATATATTCCCCGCCGTGCCATTGATGGAAACGCTGGACGTTGTAATATACCCATTTGAATTCGTCCATCCGATTGCGCCAGTAGAGGTGTTGAAAGTTATCGGTGCACCACCGGAAAACAATCCGTAAAGCGTCGAGGTAGTAAAGGTAGTCGCTATGGAGGTCGCGCCACTGCCCGTAACTGCGCCAGAGAGGGTTATTGATTGGTTCGCCGTCAAACAACCTGTGCAGGTGAGTGAGAGCGTCCCGTTATTTGTGAGTGAACCACCGCCGCCCAAAGGAGCTGCCGTCGCTATAGTCATCGAGGCGTTATAAGTCGAAGTGGTGATGAACGCCGTGGAGTTGAAAGCGTTTGATCCGAATGATGAGGTTACAAAGGTAAGCGTCGCGTTGGTTGTCGTCGTCGAGATGGTGATATAGGCGTTTGCAGACGCTACGTTGTACGAAGCTAGTCCTGCGGAACACGTCGGACATGAGATGGTGGAAGTGCTCGACCAGACTATCGGACTTAATGCAGTAACGGAAGCGTTCGTGATATATCCCCGCCCGTTCAAAATCTGGCTGTTGCTCGTGGGAATGGTGGTTGACGGCGTGTTGATTGCTGTGCTTGAGGTGATGTAGTCCGTGGAAGCGAAGCCGGAAATAGAACCAAGGTTCAAAGTGGAAGAAGCGAAGCCATAGGTTATCTTTCCCGCCGAAGTAGCTACGGTGAGAAGCCCAGAGGTGGCGAAAGTCAAAGCCCCGGACAGCCCGTTGGCGGTTGAAACAAAGATGGTTGGGATTGTGGTGCTTGGGGTGCTTGAAGTGATAAAGCCCAAAGGGTTGCTGGCGAGGTAGAACGTGGAGCTGTTTATCCCCTGCCAAGTGCCCGCCCAGTTTCCTGCGTTGTTCACGACGTACACCGTAGGGATGGTGGTGCTGGGTGCGTAGGTTACCACGCCAGACGAACCGTTGAAAGAAGTGACGCCGTTATTCGTGATGATATAGCCGTTCGTGCCGGACGCGGCGACGCCGATGTACGAACCGGCGAAGATGAGGGTGCTTGAGCCACCGCCGCCCGTGCCGCAGTTGGAACTCCACGCCAAGCCGGTCGCCGCGCTGGAAGAAGCGGTGAGGCAGTTGCCGTCCGTGCCGACATGGAGGATGCCGAATTGCCACAAGCTCGAAGTGCCGACCAATAAATCACCCTTCGTGGACGATGAAATTCCCGTACCCCCCTGATATAAATCGACCACAGCCGAGGCGTTTTTAGTAAAGCCCATCACCCCTAAGAGAAGCGTTGCGGAAGCTAGAAATATGAGTATTGGATTACGTTTCATTCTTTTTTAGATATTTAACCATCGCTAAAAGCGTTTCAGTATTATCCTTAACCATTCCTAGTGCTATATTACATCGTCCACAAATCCATCCCCGAAACTTATTCGTTTCGTGATTATGGTCATAGCAAAGACCCTTCTTCATATCTTTTCCAAATACTCCACAAATTTCACATTGTTCTGGGATGGGACGAGGAAGATGTTTTCTTATATACCCAAAGGAGAACCCTCCTTTCCATTTATGATGTTTCTCCCCCGTGTGAGAATTTTTATTATTCTTCATTTTTTCACTCATTTCCCCTTTTTTAAACTCTATTTTAAGGGAACGATGTTCACCCTTCTTAAATGAGGTTTGATTGGGCTTCATTCCTTCAGCGTTTTTATTTCCAATCAGACGTTGGTCGCCTTTTGTGAATGAAGTTTTATTTGCGCGAAAAATCCTACCAGCCAAATTCCAATTTGAGGATAACTTTCGTTTTGTTTCTTCCGAATGGCGATGACCTTTGAATGGCATATTTTAATTATAACAATTTATCACCGCATATGCAGTCGCCGTCCCTGCAAAAAGGGAAAGGGTGACTGCGAGCGCGATGATTGTTTTTTTCATTATTTCCAAAGCTGATCCCAATAGGTTGCATCGTTTACGATTGCGGTACTTGAACCTGCGTTCAGCGTGTAAGTCGTCCCGCTGGCGTTTGAAGTGGAAAGCCAGAGCAAGTCTGAACCTGCGGGCGTGATGACGCAGGTTGCCGTGCCCCTGTTCTTGAAGATGAATGTTTCGCCGGTATTATTCACTACCGTGGGAAGCGTGATGGCTATGCTTGAGGTCGCGTTGCACACCTGCACCATGGGGGCATAGCTCGGAAGTGTGGAACTCACGGTTGAAACAGTAGGCGGGAAGTAGAGCGAGTTGTACGCCGTGAAGTTCCCCGTTACCTGTTCCGTGCTGTCGATAAACGACGGCACGTTGCTGATATACCCACCATTCGCCGAGCGTGTATTATACATATATGTCACACCGGGAGTGTCGCCGAGATTTTGGAACCCGGTGCTGGTGAAACTCGAACCTGCCGCAATGGTGGCGAAATCGGTAACGGTCGAAGCACCCGTGTAAGTGTTTGCCTGTGCCGTCACGCCGTTCAGCGAAACTTTTACGCCCGGACCAATCTGCATCATGTTCGTGAATGAACTTCCACTGCCATTGTTGCCGTCGTTCAGGAAGCTAGAGTTCGTTAAGCTGATGCTAACTGAATTATTCGGGTTGCCGCTGTTCGTGGAAATAGGGACATAAGCAGTCCAGCCGCCGCCCGAAGCCCCTAAAGCTCCGGGATTCTCCCAGTGGCAGTTAGTCCCGTTAAACGTGTTGCCCTCGCCATCGTACCAGTCAAGATAAAGCCCAACGTCGTCGAAGCTCGTGCCGATGCACTCCCAATCTACAAAACCGGATGTCTGGAGATGGACTGCGTGGCTAAGTGCGGTGGAAGAAGTTATTGGGTAAGCGTCGGCAAAGACGCTTTGAATCATGTTCATCTGCTCGCCCGTGTTTCCAATCGCGTCATTCCATAGCAAGCCTCCGTCGGGATTTGGCGCGTTGTTATGGCTGTACACCTGGTTCATTGTCCAGAAGTAGGTGTTGTCGCCGACGTAGATGTTGTAGTAGAAGCTCTGCACCATGCCATGAGCGAGCATGGAACTCCGTGCGCCTTGCGAGCCGCCATAGTACCAACCCGTTGATGAGCCGTTGCCCGGACCATTCAAAGTAATGCCGTCCGCGCCCCATCCGTAAGATGGGTTCTGCCCGATGTCATATGTCCATGCGGGGGTTGCAAGGACGCCTGCCTCTGAGCCATTAGGAGAGCTAGTGGTCGTGAGCAACGCATTCTTGTAAAGGACAAATTGCTTCGTGCTGGTGTTGAGATTTCCGACATAGTAAAGCGTACCTTTCACTAGCCCGGCCGATGCGCCATTGTTAGGGACATAAGTAAGCGTCTCACCTGTAAACGGGAGTAATGCGGTCGTGGTCGCGTAAGTGATGACTTTCGTGGAGGTGTTGATTGCCGTGAACGTAAAGTAATTGGGTGTAAAACTGAACACCGTCCCGCCGCCGCCAACCCCTTTGTCATAAATGTACTTACCGGCGGTGTTATTGATGATGGGGACGCTGTAGTTGTAACGGTAGCTCCCGTAGTCAATTTCCGAACTTGAAGCCATCCAAGAGTAAATATCATTATGGCACTGCCCAGCGTCGTAATCGGGATAGCTGATGCCGCACCACGCGCCGGCCGCCAACTGGGTTGGGGAAGGGAACTGATATTTGGTATTGAAATTGAAGATGTAAGTTGAAGCCGTGCTGGTTGTCGAACCGAAACTTGCCGCGCCTTGCGTGAAAGTGATAGTATTGCCCGAACTTGCCACCGTAAGTCCACCCGCACCTGCAAGATTAAAACTAGAGGTTGTAATATTGTTTATAGTGGCAGCATGGTTCGCAAGGTAATCGAGCGAGCTCGTTACATTCGAGCCGTTTATCCCTATTTTCGATTCCATAGCGTTGAACGTAGCTGACGGCACACAATCGTTGCTTTGAAACGTATCGAGAGAATTGGGGAAATTGGGACTGACGGGGTTACAAGCGGCGTGAGCCGTCGAAAGATGTAATCCGATGATTGCTGCTGCTGCTATTAATATTGCTATTAGTTTCTTCATGTTTTTGTTAACCAGTGTCGAACCCCGCCGTGTCGAACCCGCCCGTATCAAACCCGCCGGACGAAGGCGGTGCTGCTGCCATAGTGAAATAGATGGAATGTAGTGTCTGGTTAGGGAACGGGGCTTGGGAGAGCGTGAGGGTATAAGGGCCAGAACCCGTAAAGGTAAATTCCTCATTGGGGAAATAGGATACGCCGCCGACCGTAATGAAGCCCGGCGGGTTGGTTGTCGTGAAGGTTACGTTCGCGCCATCAATCGCGCCAACGGGGACTTCCGTGCCTGTCGTGCCCACCCCGGCAGCGAAGTCCACGAGAATCCTGCCAGTCGTTTGGTCTATTCGCCCCGGCGCGACGAATCCTACCGCACCTTGCTGTGCGAAAAGGGCGGTGGGTACGCTATTTTCATCACGGGGAGCTTGGATATTGTTTGCCATCTTAATTTGTTACAAGTAATTCCCCGTTCGCATTTGCCACGGCGGGATATGTTTTGCCATCAAGACCTTTGAATAACCACACGCCAAGATAATTTGCGTTACGAGGGGAGACGGGGAGCATGGTAAAAGAGATGCTATCGCGCGTGGTACAAAGGATTTTATTGCTTGCGTTTATCTGAATGGGGACGATATTGATGCCTTGGATGGGATCGCTGTTCAAAACTGCCAAGCGCGGAATAACGAAATTGTCGTCCCTGTTTTGGGCGGAATACTCCATGCCTTAATGCTATTACAAGAGGGGAGGAGGGGCGTTTTGGCGTGTATTGTGGGATGCACAGGTTAGACACTTGCGCTTTTAAGGGAATGGGTATATGCTTTATTTACAGTCAGTCGTCATCCATGGAGGTGGATGGTAAACAGTAGCCCCACCGCCTCCACGTGTGGGGCTACTGTTTTATCACAGTGGAGGAAAGGGTGCGGCGAACCAGTACAGCCCCCTCTGCTTGCCGTTGAATGACTGGACTTGGTAACCTCCTACCCGACGACGAAAAGGAAAATCAAGCGCAATAACAGTGCCGTCCCCATAAGGCGGCGCGGGCGTACCCAATGTAGGCAAAATGACCTTGCGGAGAGCTTATGGTGAACCGGCGCGGAAATGAAAAACCGAGAACGCCGCTATAATTAAAATCCAGATTCAACTGGCTTTTAACCCCACTACGCCTCCTCTAAAAAGGTTAAGGAAAATCAAGGAAATCGGTTAAAGGTCTATGAATTAAAATAAAACAACATGGAAACACTCTTTGTAATAACGGCGTTCTTAATCCTTATGTTCTCTCCTGTAACTGGAATCCTACTTCTATGCCTTGGTTTTACATTGATGATTTATGGGTCTAGCATCACGTCGCTTGCGATTGGTCTGGTTCTATTCATTATTTGGTTATGGCACATGAATAAAGATTTGCCGGTATCGGAAAATGTAAAAACACCGAGTGGATTGCTTAGCGATTTAATTGATTAGCGATTGAACCCGCCGCCATCTTTGCCGTTCTTTTAACCAGTCCCGGCAATCCTTGCCGCGCCGCACCTTGCGTAGTCCGTTCGAGGATATTCGCCCTTAATGCACGGGGGCTTAATCCGCTTAACGCACGTTCAACCAATCCGCTTGTCTTATTTCCGACTATCGCGCCAGCGAAGGGAACACCGACCGCATTTCCCGCAACCTCTCCTCCCGCAGTCGCCGCGCCAGAGATGATTTGATGCACTAATCCGGTATTTTTCACCGCTTTCCCATTTATATATTTGAATAGGTCTTGTGTCTTAATGAGCTTTGCCATCCGCGAGTTTATTTCCGCGACATCGCCCAAACCGTTCTTTTGCGCCACATCCTCAATGTTGTGCTGAAACGCATGGTAAATCGCCTTGTCCGCTGAACCTTCGGGCGTTCCCCAATCGCTGAATTTCCCGCTGCCAATCTTTAACCTATTCTCGGTTGCCAAGTCCACCGTGTCGCCGTAGGAGTGCGCCCATCCTTCAAACCGAGCGTCAATCTGTTTCAACGCTTTGGGAACCATACCAGCCTCTTTGAGGGCTGCATCATTTTCCGCCTCTTGGATGGAAAGTTTTTTAAGCGTACCCAGATTCTGTCCGAAGTTCTGGTTGCCGCTCACCTTTTCCAAAATGGGTTGCAGTTCGTTTTTATCTATGGCTGAAATTGCGGAACTTATTTTTGCTGTCGCTGAATCGGTAACATACCGCTTGCCGACAATCTCCGGCAAAGCCCTTTCTTTCACCATTGTTTCAACCGCATCGGGGACTGCCGCGACAACGCCACGACCGCCGACCGTTCGTGAAGCAACTTCGGTTAAATCCTTAATCGCCCCTTTTTCGGCTATGTTTTTCAACGCTACGCTTGCGCCGTCCATTGCTACGTTCTTCAACGCTCCCAATCCCTCGAAAATGGGGAGTGCGGTTGCGATATTGAATCCCGCCCCGATGTCCTTTGAAAGTTCGGGGTGGGCGGTAGAGAAATCCTTAACTGCCTTCCCTACGGTTTGCCCCACTGGTGTTTGTGCTAACCAGCCAACTCCTTGACCGATAAGTCCCTCAATCCCCTTGAATCCGGGGATTAGTTCCAATCCCTTGTTTACAATGTCGCCTGCGCCACCCGCAATCGCTCCCGCGCCTTGGATAAGCCCTGAAATGGGATTTATCTTTCCCGACATGGTGTCGTTGATTGCAGTAGAAATATCGTTGCCACGTCCCGAAAGTTGTTGCCCTAAGCCTTGGTCTTGTGATTGCGCTTGTGGTTGATTCGGGTCTGACTTGGAAATCTGTAAGGAAGGAACTCCGGGTGCTAATTGAGAATGTTGCTGGTATGCGTTTTTCACTTTTTCAACGTAAGCGGGGGCAATGGCACTGTATTTTCCGTTAGAATAAGTAGCACCGTTCCAACGTGCCGCTACCTCGGAAGGGGCATTGCCCTGCTTGAGCATATCGTTGATACGGTGATACGCCACCTTGTCTTGGTTCATGGCCGACATATCAGCCGGGTCAAGCCCGTATTGTTTCGCCCAACTACCAAAGTTGTTTTTATTGAATTGGTACGCCCCGTGTGATTGCCCAGCATCTCCAACGGCTTTATAATTTCCGTTGCTTTCAACGGTGCGAATTGCTTTAGCCAAAGCCACCGCAGTCGGATTAAGTTGCGTACCGTCGGTCGCTGTATATTGCGGGCTAGAACCAGCCTGCGGGGGTTGACCCGGAGGTTGTGTTAGTGTTATTGGTTCCATTTGAATAAGAATTCAAGTCAGTATTGGAATTATTCTTGGTTCCATAGGCGGTAGTAGTTCCCGAAATAACTGCCTGCGCTTGCGCGTCGAGATTGTGCATGACTTGGAGGATTGATGACCCTGACTGGGTGGAATCAAGCAATGATGTTGCAATATCCCTCGTCTTGTCGGTAACACTTCCGCCTGCCGGGGTCAGAATTTGCGCATATCGGTTAGCCATGTCATTCACGAGATTGTGGAATGTCTGGTAATTCGGATCGCTGGTGTTCGATGCCACTTTTTGCACGAACGAGTTAAGAGAATTCAAGTCATTAGGATTTATCCCGGCTTGGGTAATGACCTGTTGGAGTTGCATACCGAGATTCTGCGCCTGTTGCGAAGCAGACTGGTATTGCTGTTGCTGTTGCGTCTGTGCTGACTGGCTACCCGACGTAGAATTCGATTGGTTCACATTAAACCCTGAAGGTAATGCCGTATTCAACGCTTGCTGTCCGGCAACCCCATAGCCGCCCATTGCAGTAACAGCATCGTTATAGCTCATTTCGTTATTCTGTACTTTCTGGGCGTAACTTTGCGCTGCCGATTGTAGGTTAAAACCGCCCGTTGAACCGCCGACAGATTGTCCAGTCTGCGGACTTACAAATTGGTTGTTGTAGGGCACTTGCACTGGAGCCGTTGCGCCTATCGCCGTGCCCAACCCTTGCTGTTGAGTGCTTTGCTGGCTGGTGGCCGCTCCCGCAGAAGCGTTCGCCGTTGAACCTGCGCTTGTCAACCCTTGCTGCTGCGCTGATTGCTGTCCCGTAGCAACCTGCGCCGCTGCCTGCGCCGCTGTCATCTCACCCGTAAGGGCTGATTCCTGCCCACTGAAGCGGTTATACAAAGCACCCTGTTCGCCGTTTGCCAAAGACAAGTCGCCGGGGGTCATCGCTATATTCCCCGATTGCGTAGCGTACTGGTCGCGGAGTTTTAAAAGGTTCTCGTTTGCGGAATTATATTGCGCTTGCGCCGCTTTGTATTCAGGAGTAGAAGTCGCTCCCATATTCAAAAGACCTGATTGCGCTGTTCCTGAATTGCCCTGTGCGTTCATGTATTGCGTGGTGGGGGCGGAAGCGGTATTCGCCTCTTGGTTTATCAGCCCTTGATAGGTTGCGGGATTGGACGATGAATAACCCTGTTTAGGTTGAATCAAGCCGGTTGGCCCATACTCCTGATCGGGGCCAGCCTTGGGGCCGCCCGAACCCAAAGATGCAGGAGGCGGCGTTTGTGCGGGCGGCGGTGTTGCCACAGGCGGTGGCGGGGTTGTGGCTGGTGTATTTAATTTGCTCTGCATACCGAGCAAGGTCTGTTTCGCCTGCGCCAATTGGTCGAGCATACCTTGGTTTGGGTTTACCGCAGTTCCCGTGCCTGATTGTTGCGTGACTGGTTGCGTTGGCTGACTTACTGTATTTGATTGTGGCGTTGGCACATAACCGCTATTCCCGCTATTCATATTGAAAGAAGGTGTGGTGCTTGTCGTGCCCGTGGTCGTAGCCAAGCCACCCGGAAGTCCCGTACTGCCTATCTGCGGGGTGGGGTTGAAGTTGGCATAGTTCGATGCAACGGTCGTCGTCCCACCCGTTTTTGGCGCACCTGAAAGGAATGGGTTTGTCGAAACCAATCCCGGTTGAACGCTATTATTTATCGTTGCCATTGGTTTATGTTGAGTAGATGAATAAATTTGGATTGCGTTGCGTAGGACTTTCCGAAAGGTCTACATTTACCTGCTTCGTGGCAAGATAGAATTTCATCGCTTCCTGACGTTCAGTAAACAGCCCGTTGTAGAGCTGGTATCGGTCGGGGTCTTTCACGACGGAAGCGAAGTAAATCCGCAACGCGCCGTATACGATAGCATCGTGGAAGTTGGGGTTGAGTAGGGGATACTGACCGAGGAGCATCGTCCCGCCCGTGGCGAACGAATTGACTATCGGCTTCGCCAGCGTAAGCGCGGTGTCCGATTGGATGCTTTGCACGGGTATTGCCACGCCGTCGCCTTTCGGCGGGGTGGCCGTGAACTGGAGGTTGGCGTAGGTGAGGTCTTGGTTCAAGGGGATTGAACTGCCAGAACTGAACGTGGTCGCCGTGCCGGTGATGGCGTTCGAGTTGATCGAAGCGGAAAGTATAGTCCCGCCCGTATTGTCGGCGTAGGTCATGTCTGGCACGTTCACCTGCGCATAGAGGGTAATCAGTTCTCCCGTTACCGCTGGGATAGGCCAGAACTTCAGTTCGTTGTTGTAAAGGAAAAAGTATGCGGGGTAAGAAGCCGTGTAAGGCAAAGCGTTCAGCTTCACCCATTCCTGTATCGTCTGCACGGGCGCGGCGGTGTAGACCAGTTGCCCGATGGTGATGGTCGTCGTTTTTAGTTTTGAAATGTTCGCGGGAAGTTTATAAGACTGCACGCCAACGAGCGAGAGCGTCGCCGTGGTCTGTGCAGTCGTCAGTCCCGATTGCCACGTTATCGCACCCGTGTTCTGCGTGAAGTTTACGGTGCGCTGCTCCCCATCAGCGAAGACTACAAGCTGGTTGCACGAAGGGTAGCCCCATGTCGAATTCATCACGCCGGCCGTAGCACCCGTGTTCAAAAGCGGGGTCGAGCCGGTAACAAGGGACAAGGTCTGCGGCCCCACGGTCGTCATCGTGAAGCTCTGTTCGTTGTCGAAGTAACGGAGCAAAAGGTATTTATGCTGCTCGTTCACCAAAATTCCTGCGAGCGTCTTGTTTTGCGCGGACGAGTTCTGCGAGAGCGTGAGGAAGGTGTCAACGAGCGAGGTGGGTGAGCCTTGGTAGGACTTCATGCTTTTATGTTATGTTGTTTTGTTTTACCGTGCTTTTTATAGTGTATTATTGCGCTATCCAGACGTAATGCCAACTGCCGCTTGCTCCCATGCCCACTTTCGTCCAAACAATCGTTATATTTGTAGCGTCGAAGGTAACGGTGGCGTTCTTAAAATTAGCCCCGTCCGGCGTGAAACTCGCTATGTATCCAGTCCCCCAATTCGGTGTGGTGCCATAAAGCGAGTTGAAATTCATCGTAGTCCCGTCATACGAACCGTTGTCGGCAATGGTGGTCGAGCCGTTCGCAGTAAAGCCAGACCAATAAAAAATGGAAGGGATGTGCCCAATCCCGTGCGCGACGACAACGGTATGTGTCGCGACTGCAAGGGTTTCGCTTCCTTGTCCCGTGGCGACCGAGGAAGTTGCGGAAGCGGATGACTGTATGGACGGTGAATCTGTCCCATTGTGGGTATGGTAAGGAATCTTCGCAACATTATATTGCGATTCCTTCATGTAAGCGTCCACAATCGCTTTTACGTCGTCCTCGGTCATTGTAGTCCGTAAGGCGCGGAAGCCACCTTGTCGCTTACCGTTGCGCCCTTTACCCTGATTTGCATGAGGCGGTTGTAGGACACGTTCGCACCCGTAACACCCGTAAGGATTGCTTTTACGAGAAGCCACTGCTGCTGTTGGACGTTCATGCTTTGGCTGTTGCCCGAAATCAATGCACCGTCGCCACTTGTGATGAGTTGGCTCGTGAATGGCCCACCCAAGTAAGCCGCCGTCTGTAATTCCACTTTCTCACCCGTGAGCAAGGGCGTGGAGAGCTTGAACTCCACCTGTTGCGGCGTGGAAGGCTGGAGGAGCGTACCGATGGGGATAAGGTCGGAGGTTACGGTCGCTTCACCATTCGTGTAGACAGTTGAAACCGTAGAATCAATACCGTACGTTGAAACGCCGTCATACCATCCGATATAAAGTCCAGCACCGCTTGCGGGTGGATTACCTGTTCCCAGTGGAGTTATGGCTATCAGTGCGGTTGCGTATCCCGCATACGTCCCGTAAGAGAGCTTATTCACCATCCGCAGGGCTTTCGTATCAAGGTCTACCGCCCACACGCCACCTACGGTTGCAAGCGAGGCGAATGATGGATTGGCATGTTGCGAAAAGCTGAAATAAAGCTGGTTCTTCTGGTAACAAGCATCGTAGAATTGGAAGTAAGGCTCAACCGTGCCGGAAACGTAATCAGGCACTTTCTTCCATAGGTTTGCGTTCGTGCCATTGGAAACATAAATCCTGCCCCTATTCCCCACGAAGCAAAAGGTATTCGTGTTCACCGTTACCATTTTCCAGACCGTGTTCTCGCCAAGCAATATGGGGAAATTGAACTGCGTGCTCACCCTGTCCCACGGGTAGATGGCGTTCAGTATACCCCCTACCATGAGATTCGTGCCGAGAAAGGACAGGCATTGTGCCCGGTCGTTGTAGGGAAGTAATTGGGTTTGGCTTGGCGTGTAAGTCGCGAATGTTGCAGGATCAAACGGAGTTGAGGGGCTGGTCTGGAAAAATTGCCCTATCCAGTTCCAGTCGCAAAAGTAAACGTGTCCGTCAGGGGGGACTATCGCCTGATGAGAGTATTCGCTGTTGGTAGCTTTCAACGTGAAAGATGACGGCGTTGCTCCCCAATTCCCAGAGTTTAGATAACCGCCATTCATCCAGTCCCACTGGTATTTCCATGTATATGGGCTGACCATCTCGCATACGTCAATCGAGCCGTTGCTGAAAGCAAATAAGTAGCCGTTCGTAGAAGTCCCTTGATAAAAAACCAAACCGTTGCCCGCAGAATAAGTATTGGGCAGGTTGCCGGAAGGCGTCCAATTCCCGTTTGCGTCAAGAAACCTGTTACTCCAGACGTAGCCTTTGGAATCTATGCCCCAATAATATCCCAGACTGTCCCGCGTATAATGTTTTATCCCAGTGAACGAGCCGTTGTCGCCCACGGTCAATGATGTAAATGTGCCCGTCCCCGTGCCGCTGATGACAACTTGGTTCGTGAGTGCGTAGTTCGTCCAAAGCGTCATCGTAGCCCCCGATACCTTCGCAAGATACAGTTGCCCACTCGTAACGCCAGCCAACGTGCTTCCTGAAACGAGGATACCCATTTGGGTAGACAGCCCCGCACCGCCCGTGAAGGTGATGACAGAAGAACTCGCAGAAACGATTGCGCCTGTAAGTTGCGAAGGGGACACTTTCGATGTCGCAAAGTTGACCGATGCTTCGCCGGGCGTAGAGATGATGTTCACATTCCGCAAATCCGTGAGGCCGCTGTACGGATCGTCGCCAATCCCGTTTTGGAATCCACTTATGATTAGGTCTCCCTGGGTTGGGTCGATATTGTACATTTTTGTTATGCCAACCTATTTTGCCGAATTCTCTGCATCGCCCTCTCTAAAGTTTGGCGCATGTCCGCGACCTGTAACTTCTCGCGCTCCAATGACTTCATAGTTTGTAAATTAAGTTCCTCATGCACTTTGACCGACTGTTCTTTTGATACTATATTTCCCTCGCGCAGGGAAAGTTCCTCTATTTTTGATTTTTCAAACTGGACAGCCCTTGCCTCCCTGTTGTTTGCCCGTTCAAGCGTCCTTTTTGCCGTCGTTTCGAGGTTCTCCGCCTCGATTTGAGCTTTGGATGCCTGTTCCTCCTTCGTTTTCTGCGCTTCTAAGGAGTTTTCAGCGTCTTTGAGCGTCGATTCCACCTCTATCCACCGCAGGTCGGCTTGGAAGGCTGATTCCTTCAAATCCTTTTCCCTCTTTTCAAGCGATTTCCTGAGGTCGTCAAGGGCTTTTTGCTCAGTCTTAGAAAGAGTGGACTTGAGTTGCTCCTCGACGGCCTCAAGATTCGCTTGCGCCGCTTCTTTTTTCTTTTCAATCTCCGCGACTTCAGCTTGCATAGCGGACAGGGTAGCCGTACGGTACTTTTCGAGCTTCTCTTGCTCGCCGGCGGCCAGTTCTCTTAGGGAATCAACCCTGCCGGAGAGTTTCATGCCTTCGCGCACCTCCAACGCCCTGTCCTTTGCCTTGGAAGTCGCAATTTCTGCCTTGGAAAGTAACTTGAGCATTAGGCATCGAATGAGTTAGCCAATTCCTTCATGGACGCATTATGTTTCACCGCTTTCGTTACCACTTTGCCATCGTCATCGCGGTGGAGTTTCTCTTGGATGTCCTGTTTAGGCGCATCTGTGATTTTAGCGGAAGCAGTAGTGTAAACGTACAATCCTTTTTGGATCATCGGGGCGAGCTGGTCGTCCGAGTAGGTCGCCGCGCCGCTCATGCCATAGCCACGGGGCGAGCCATCCACGTTCCGCTCGCGCTTCAAAGCATCTTTCATCCACTGGGTCTTGCCCCATTCACGCACCGCCAAGTCCTTTGCGAACTTCTTGCACACGTTCAGCAATTCAAGCGGGGTGAATTCCGGCATGATGGTCGAAATCGGGGATGTAGTGTTCGCCTTGAACAAGTAGTCCTTGCTGTTCCACCGACCCGTGAAATCCTCATCGCTCCAATTCGTAAACCTGACCACACCGTCGAAATTCTCTGGGAGCATCTTGACGCGCTCCATAACGTCTTTTTTCTGTTCCATATCTTTTACAAGATTTTATATTCCCTTCACAGGGTTAATTTATTTGCCCAAGGGGGACGGGTTCGATGAGCCGTCCCCCGACGAAAAACTAGAGATTCAGGAAAACCTGATACGCCTTTGCCGAAACCGCCGTATACCCAGCTTGGCCGATAATCATACCGCCAGACGTGGTAGTGAGGGCTTTCGTAACCGTGCCAGCCGTGGTCGTTGAAGGACCGATAGCCATACCAACCGTAGCCACAGTCGCGTCGCTCAACGCCGAACCCAAGCCCTTCGCAAGAAGGAAGCCATAGCTCGATGCCGCGATATTGTACAAACCGAGACCCGCACAGACGTTCGTCGGTGAAGTCGGCTGCACGATGACACCCGCGCCATGCTGCGGAACCATAGTGACTTTCGTGCTCGTCGTGATGGCTTCATCTGAAGCATCCTCCAGCGTGATAACCAACGCAACCGCATTCGCAGCCGCCGGATGCGAAGCGATACGGAGTGTCCGGCCGATTGCCGCGCCCGAAGCATCGTTGCATACGACGAATCCGCCTTGATACTGGTTCGCAGTTACCGCAGTTGCGCCGTTCGTTACCGTTACCGTCGGCAAGAGGTTCGCGCCAGTCGTGTAAGCCGTAACCGTGAGGTTCGAGTTACCCGCGACGACAACCGCATCCTGCATGAGATAACCAGCCGTGACGTTCGTTGCTGAAGTGGTGCTGACGAGGATGACCTCGCGGCCGTCCGCCAAGTCCCACCGAGTACCTACGAGGGTCGCGAGATTCGCGTCGGTCGTCTGCTGGAAGTTCGTTCCCGCAACGATAGCCAATGGCCCGTTATTTGCCCGTCCTGTAATTTGAGACATTTTTTTATGTGATTAGTTTATTTGACCTTTAAGCAGTTCGGGTGAAAGCGTACGCCGTCGAGCTGGAGAACATGAGCGTGAAACGCCCAAGTCCCGTCGCGCCCGTAGCCACCGTCAACTGCCCGAAACTCGCTGCGGTCGTGTTCGCCGCGTCCGTAAGAACTCCGTTCGATGCGACCGCCATCGTGATGATGCCTCCCGTCGCAAGCGTGTTGTCTACATACAATTCGAACGTTGTTCCCTGTTCCGCGCCGAGCGCGGCTCCGAGAAGCGTGCCGGTCGGAAGCGTAAGCGTCATCGCCGCCACTGCGCCATGCACGGAAACGATATAACCCGTGGCAACCTGCGCTGCGGTGAGTGTCCCGCCCGTGGTTACCGTTGCTGGAAGCCGATGCCCCTGCACCAGCGGCAGTTTCGTTCGGAAGCCATCTTCCAAAAGACCGCCGATATAATTTTCCATTTGTACAGCCATGATAGTGTGAGTGATTAGTTTATTTCACTGCAACGACTATGCAGCGGCTGAAATGCCAGTAAGGACTCCCTGACGAAATGGAGCTACGCAGATAAGCTGTCCACCGAGAATCATGAAGCCGTTGACCGTACCTTGGTTGTAAGCCTCAACCATGCCCGTCCATGTGAACGCATCGCCCGGCGCGTACATTTTGTCATCGTACACATTGCCGTTGATGTCCTTCGCTTTCGGGGACACGCGCTCGCCCTTCCACCACTTCAAAGAATACCAATTAAAGACATCGAGGTTCAACATATAGAAGTTACCCGTGGTAACTTTCTTATCGCGGGAAACAATCATGCCGTCCCACCGCATATCCGAATAGCCGGATACCTGTGAAACCTGCCGGTCGCTGGCGTTGAAGTCCATGTTGTTCTTCTGGAACGGGGTCTGGAGTTGCTCGAAATACGCCCATGTGGTGTAGTCCGTAAGGATGAAGTTCGGGATAACGCCGCCATCCGCGATGTTATTCCACAGCGTCCGAACCTGCACGAGCGAAATAGCATTGTTCGTGGAAGCCGTAAGCGTGGAATTCAAACCCGAATAGGTAGCGCGGGTCAAACCGCCGTAGGTCGCGGCAGTCGTGCCGTTGTCGACAGTGTTTGCGAGGCCTGACGGTGCTTTCGAGCCAAAGCTCGTGCCGTCGCCCTGCAGGAAGTTGCCGATGTCGTCAGCCGCGTCCTGCGCGCGCGATTCCATCATCACGCTCATCAGTTTGAGCGTCTGCATGGAAGTGTTGTTGATTGACAAGTCCGTGCCAGCCAAGGAAACGTTCGTCGCCGTGAATGTCGGGTAGAACGTCATATTGACCGATACGGGCTGCTGCGTGATGGGGAGAAGGTCATACCCATTGAAGGCTACTGTCTGTACGCCCTTCTGGTACTTTAAGGGGAAAAGCATTTGGCTGCCCTCCCACTTTTTGGTCTTCTGCATCACTTTACCGAAGAAATAATTGTCGCGCAAAACGATGTCGACCCAGCGAGGAGCCAGATACTGGTTCGTCGTGTTCGTCACGTTTACGCCCGGTGTTGGTTGAGACATTTCGTAAAGTGTTTAGTTTATTTACCGATTTAGAATATCAAGCCGTTCTCTTGGAGATACCGTTCCTGCGCGGTCTGTTCGAGCTTGGACGGTTGGGATTCGCCAGAACGTGTCATTGAGCGAGAAGCGAGTTCCCGTGCCCTCGATGACGATGGGCGTTCCTTGCGTTGTTGGTACACTTCGGCTGCGGTGGCGAAATCAGGATATTCAACAATGTTGCCGTCCCTGTCCTTCTTTGCAAGACGCTCGACAAGGGTTAAAAATCCCTGACGGTCTGCGCTGCCTTCGGACAAGTCCAATCCCGTTTCATCCTCCGCTTCCTCAATACCTGCGTCTATCTCGTCCTCGGCTTCCCTCTGCGCTTTTGTTTCGCCGGTCTGCCGTGAATCCAATGCTTCTAACGCCGCTTGTTTCGCCTTCTCGCCCATGCCGCTCAACGCCTTTTTCAAGATGTTGGTAGCCGCGAGCTTCTCTGCCGTGTCCGTACCGAAGATGGCTTCGACTTCCTTTAGGGAATCATCGCCCACATCCTCGCGGAACTTGCCGACTTCGGACAAAACTTTGATGCGTTCAGCCATCGCTATCCCCGCTTCGCGCTCGCGCTGGTATTTTGACTCCATGCGGCGGTACGCGCGGTTCTTGGACTGCTCATCATCCACCTTGTCCTCAACCTTTTCAGGCGTGGCTTCGGTTGCGATGTCCCTGTCCAAAACGCTCTCATCAGACTGCTTGGTATCTTTCAGGAAATCTTCGACTTCGCTCATATTGTGTAATCCTTTACAGGATGTTATTACGCTTTCGCAAGCGGTTTTTTAAGTACAGGCTTTTGGTGAGATGCCTTACAACTCATGGAACGCTACTAGATAACCGCGTCAGGGCTTGCGGTGCTGCCACCTTCTAATCCCTGTTCCGCTGGCGACAACAGCGGGATGGTGCTCAAATCCAATGCTTCGGCTGGCTGTGCCGGAACTGCCGGAACCTCAGGGGTTGCTGATTTGCCCGTAAACAATGCTTCTGAACCGTCAGTATAAGTAATCAATGCTTTTACAATCATGTTTGGTGTGGTTAATAGTTTTTCGACCTCGTTACTCTTCTTCCTTCTCACCGTCTTTGGTTTCTTTTTCGTCAACTTCTTCTTTACCTTTTTTCGTTCCATGCTTTTTCTTCTTATCCTCCAATTTCGCGCGGAGGGCTTTTGATTTACAAGTTTTGTCCATTTTAGTAGTACTTCACGACCTTTCGCATTATTTCCAGCTGAACGTCATGGTTGAGGTCGCCGCAGTCTGGTCGACTACCAAGCCGTTCGCAAAGGACGTATCGAGAATTACGCTGAATGGGGAAGACGTAGTAATCGTGAACTTCGCTATCAATGTAGTTGTACCGACTTGTACGGTGCTTGAATTCGTATCATAGATGGCGATAATCGAACCCGTAAGCGGGGTTTCAATCGAGATAGTGTGGAGCAGTCCGGGGAAAGCGTCAATCAACGTACCGACGCTCGTGGATGCGCTCGTTGAAGCGAAATAGGTGTCGTTGTACGTCGGCGTGTACAAGCCGTAAGCGTTGCCGAATGTTGGTGCTTTCACGTTCAACACCTGCCCGCCGATGAATGAAGCAATGCACAAGATGACTATGCCCGCACCGATGAGCAGTTTTTCTAGTTTGGTCATGTTATTTTATCGTTCCTCGTTATAGCCATGAAAATACTTTCCTTTTGAATGTTCTGCCCCATGTTCATTGGCATTTTTTTGTGCATCCTCTAAAGAAAGCCCCTTTTTCATAATTCTACTTTTCTTATTACTATCAGGACTATAATAACGAGTTACGTTATATGTTTTCTTCCCTTCTAACGCTTTCGATTTTGTGTCTTTTGCCATGGTTATGTTTCCTGCCCGTAGGATACTTTTTGCTCCTGCGTCCTTTGCTCCGGCGGGGTCGCCGCTACGGGCTTTGCTTCGCCGTTCCTGTTGCCGTTTTTTCCTGCTTGTGCCATGTTAGTGTTAATAAACCACGTGTCCCTCGCTATTGTAATTATCTTGCTTCAACCTTTTCTTTCCGACATAAAGCGATGCGCCGCGCGGGTCGCTTTGATGGTAGAAATGCAAATCCTTCATTTTTTTCCGTAATGCCTTCGTTTTTGCGAATGAAGAATTGACATCGTGCTTATATTCTTTTTCGCCATACTCCTTCCCGTGCGGATAATTTTCCCTGCCATTTGCATAATTCGTATCTGCGCGATTTAAGCTCTGTCCAACCCTCCGCAAAGCATTGTACTTATTCTTGTCCAAACCCAATGCTTCGCTTGTCCTTTTGCGATGCTCATTATAGCGTTCACGTTCTTTTTTTGAGTGTTCAGCCATATTTATATTTTGCGTTAATTTATTAACCTTTGCTTTTTAGCGTGTATTATTTCGGCTGCTCTATCCTTGAAAGTCTCACCTTCTCTTTGTACGCCTTATGTTCGGCTTCTCGCTTTGCAGTTTCAGCCTTGGAAAAATAGCCAGTATCTGACTTTATGCTTTCCGCTTTTCGCCGTTCTTGTAACAGAGTCAGTTCACTTTTACCGCCCATTCCCTTAAAGAACTTGTCAAGTTTTCTCGTGCCACGTTCAACTGGGGACATCCTATTTTTTAGGGCTTCGGATTTTGCGTTCATTTTGTAGTTGCACCCTTGGTCTGGCTTGCGAGCTTTGCGCTTGCGATATCCTTCATTTGGGCGACCTTCTGCCCGTGGACTTCCGCAGCTTGGCTTATCTTCTGTTGGTGCTGCTGTGCGCCCTGTGCCAATTGCTGCTCGCCAGCTTGTTGCTTTTGCTGCAATTGCTGCCCACCCGCCGCCGCCTGTTGCTGCAATTCCTGCTGCTGGGCTTGCTGCTGCTCCTGCTGTTGCTGTTGGAGAATGCCTTGTAACTGCTGCCAGAGTTCCGGGAAGTTCATTTGGATATAGCTCCTACCGCCATCCGTTTCCATGCTCATCTTGTACAACGCCCCGTCGCCAGCCGCTTCGTCAGCGTCCTTGAAGTTGATCGCTTCGAGGTAAGTCTTAGGGCCTATCGCTCCCGCTTGGAACGCAGTCTGCGCTTGGTTCATCTCGCTAATCTGGTCGCGGGGCTTCATGCTATTCTCAGACACGCCGACGATAAGCTGGCGGTCTATGCTCTGCGCCGAGAGCTGGACGTACTCCGTAGCCTTGCCAGAACCCATCACCGCGCCAAAATGCTTCTCATCGTAAAACACGCAATAAAGCTGCACGAGCCAGTCGAATAACGACTTAGCCACGGACTGCTCAATCACGTCGCCGATGCCGCCGCCTATGCGTGAGGTGTCCCGCCCTTGGTTCAGCACCATGCCACGAGCCGTTTCGTCCGGCTTGGCTTCCTGCGATGCGATGCCTTGCGTCCCCCATGCGGAGCGCAGGTCAGCTTTCGTGGTATCAAGGTCTTTGAAAAACCCTTCCTTCACTTCAGGGGCTGGAAGCCTCACGATCGCTTCCGCTATCGGGCCACCCGCTGGGATAAGCACCTGTCCCTTGCGCTGGTCTTTCAAGGCGTTCGAAGCTTGTTTCGCCGTCTCTTGGTTGAAGTTGTTTTCCGAGTACCCCGTGCCGTTCACCGCCTGTCCTAACGCTCCGTCCAACTGCTCCTCCCGCCGGTTTATCCTGTTTTGGTTGGGGATGTTCTGCTCGATAAGCCCCGTGATGTCGTGCGGCCGCTCGCCCAATGAAAACACGGAAAGGAAGATATAAGGCTTCTTGGGATAGGCAAAGTGGTTGCGCTTCACAGGCTGGACTTGCCCCGTCAAGGGGTCTGGCTGCTGGTCTTCCTGCTTCTCGTGGTTGAAATACTGGTTCTTTGACTTGTCGAGGACAATCTTCTTGAACGTGCTGAACGTGTAATCGTCCGTCCACCATTCGGTGTAGCAGACTTCCGTGCCCATCTTGCCGTCCACGGTTACGATGATGTCCGCTGACGCTTTGGGGAACAGCTCCACGAGCTTCTCGGCGGTAACGTAAATGCGCTCGCCCATCCACGAGCTGAAGTCCCCGTACACGTCCACATAGCCGTTGGGGTCGAACACGAAGTCCTGTACCTTCCTGTTTTCGATGCTCACGTCGCTTATCTTTTCTTCCCATCCTGCTTTCAATACGCCAAGATGGTTGATTGACCATTGCCGCACCATCACGGCTATCTTCCTTCGGATCAAGAGCTGTTGCGCGTGGAACTGGAGCATCGTCTGCACGTCGCCTGAAATCTTGTTGCCTTCCGGCGTGTCGTCCGCAAATACGAAAGGTGAGGGGTCTTGCGCGGTTGCAGCCGGAAGGAACGTTTCCTCACTCTCGAACTGGAGGTTAGCCGCCACCACGTCATCAGCGGTTGGCACGGTGTTGTCGCTGTTACGCCCCAAATAAGACCGCAGGTTGCGGTCTCTAATCGGTTTGGCTACCTTGCCCTCGTAAGGGGCGTACTGAGTTTCCCATTCGTCGCGGAGCTTCAATAGCTTCGCGTCTGACATCGGCAAATCAAGCACGTCTATCCGGTCGCCAGTCTGCCCTTCAGGGGTAAAATTGCCCTGCCCGCGCTGCTTGTTCGTCTCGCTCTCAACAAGGTCAGTAACGCCTATTATGTTGGCGGTGAATGAATCTGCCATACTTATTTATAAAAATAAGGATTTGCTTCGTGCTTCTCTAAGGTGCGGCTTTTTTCCGACTGTTTGTGCCTTAAGGAGTAACTGCCGCCGCTATTCTTTTCTACGAGATATTTCTCGCCGCCATGTTTCAAATGCTTTCCACTTCCCCAATGCTCCCGTAATTGGTCTTCGTTCAAATGGGTTTTCCGCAACTTCACGTTACGGGCATAATCGGGATGCAACTTTTCAGCCAACGCCTGACTTTTTGATTTGTTTGCCATGATTAAAAGGGTTAGTAATTCTCCGCATATTCAGCCCCGCCATTACGACCAATCGCCTTTAAGCGAAAGATTTATCAGTGTCGTGCGGGGCTGAAGGGATGTGCAAATACGGACTTTCACCGTACTATCCCAGCCGAGCAACCTGCTCGCCAGTAAAACAATTCAGATACCTTTCATATCCTAGCACTCCTCCGGCTCTATACGCTTTTCGGCGTGTATAGCTTTTAAGCATCCTTGGAGGGGATGGAGCTTGTGGTACTCGCTATCGAGCAGCATCTGGCAAAAAGGGCAGTGTCCCGCCTTATGGAACACCCGCTCAATGCGCGTGTACGCCAACAACTCAATGGGCTGTACTGCCGGATTCTTCTTCCTGCGGTATATCCTTTGCTTGTCCCTGTTGTAGACGCGCCATTCGTCGCGGTTCATGGGTTGTATTTGTTGAATTCAGCTTGGCTGCCCCATTGCAACTGCACGCCTGCGTCACTTATGATTTGAGCTTTGCGGAACCCTTCGAGCGGGCTGTTGCCGATGATCTTCGCAAGGTCGCCGCCATACTTTTGGAGGCCTACGATGGCGTAAAGCAGCGCATGACAGTAGTGGTCAGCCGCGTTGCGCTTCCAAACGTACTCGTTGCTGTAGAGCGTCTTGTCGTCCTTGCCCGGCGTTGATTTCACTTCCATCTTCTCGCGGTACATATTGCCAAAGTGCGAGGCGAACTCTGCCCAATCCTCTTTCACGCCGTTCAACCTTATGCGCCCGATGTCCCTTAGTTGCTCGACGACGAGCGTCATCATCCTGTTCCTATCCACTTTCACTTTGCCGTATTCTTCGTCCTTGCCCCATTCAACGAGTTCAACCGTTTTGCGGTCTTTCTGGTAAAAGCAGAGAAACACCCTCCCGGGATACTCGGCCTGAAGCTTTCGTACCCCAATAAGGTCGCCTCCTTGGTCAAAGACAGCAACGGAACGGTCAAACCGACGCAATAATGAACGTATTTTATCGTAGGGGTCTTTGCTCGCGGTGATTTCGGTTTCATGGTCGTAAAAGAAAACCCCTTCCTTGTCCATCAGCACATAATGTATCCCGTGCCCTGTGTCAGCTCCGATGATGACCCTCCCTTCCTGCGCGTTTGTGATGTCAACGCAGTTCTTCAGGACAACGCTAGGATCAATCCTATCGTCGCTCCCGATGTAAGGTAAGCCCAGAACATAGTTATAAAAGTATTGCTTATCCTTCAGCGGGTCTTGCGACGCTTTGATAATGTCTTTCGCGCTCTTGTTGTAGAGCATGAGCTGGCTGATGTGATAGCCTGAGAAATCCCCCAATGCAGTACTTCGCCATTCGCCGTTAATTCTTTCGCTATCCGATATAACCGCTTGGCATTCTTTGCAGACATATTCGCCGCGCATACTATCGACATTTTCTGGCCACGCGAGTGTAAAGGTATGTCCATTTTTACATTTGATAAACCATTCTTTTTTATCGGACTGCTCCCAATAGACATCCACCCCGTGTCCTTTGAGGGATGGATGGGAAAAGTACCATCTCCAGCCGCCATCCTCTTGGGCTTGCAACCTGTTCTCATACTGCGTGATGATGTCGGGATCGCTCGCGTCAACTTCGTCATGGATGTTCAGACCGCTTGGAATCATCATCGCTTGCTTCGCCGTGAACGTGCCACGATAGAATATCATCGAATCGCCCACCTGCTTCTGCTCAACCGTGTCATGGTCTTTCACCCAATCCATCAGCAAGGGGTTCTGGGCGATGATACGGTTGAACGAGCCACCGACCATATCTTGCACATCGCCCATCGTGGGAAGCGTATATATGATTTGCCGCTTTAACTTCTTTGCGACATAGAAACTTTTAAGGGCGTTGCATACCGTCATGCCTACCTGTGGCGGCTTCAATATCGCTTGGAACGGGGAAAGGTCATTGTAAATATCCCATAAGAAACTGCGCTTTTCAAACTCAATGGGGAATCCTACTTCATTCTTCAATCCGTGCTTTAGAACCCATAGGGTTGGAGCATTCTCATAAGATGCTTCCACTTCCTCTTTGGTATACCGCTTCCCATCAATTTCAACCCATTCGCCGTTCTCGATGTGCGGCAAGGATTTTATTGGTAAGTTCGATGACATCAGGACGTTTCTCTATACCCATATTAACATTTATATGACGTTCCGGCGCATAAGCACCGTCGACCTTGTACGCCATGTCTACCCCCTTTACCGCATCACCATGGGGTTGGCCATCTTTATCAACCTTCTTAATGATCTTTTTATGTGTTTCAACCACCAAGCGTCTTGGAATAAGCTCATGCCATACCTCTTGAAACCCCTCACTCTCCGTCAATTTCTGGGGCGTATTTGCCGTATTCGGGCTATAACCTACTTCCAACATAGCTTGGGTTACGTTCCCACCATTTCCCACCAGCACCTTTGCCGCCTTTTTCTGCTTAATAGTCGCCATTATTGTCTTTGCCTTACCACCACTCTCGGTGGTTGTTTATTCAAATCCGTCCCGTGCAATCCCTCGTAAATCTTCACCCTTTCCTCCAAACTCCTCCCCTTCACGTTGTACGTCCCATAAAGCAAGGTGTGGTATTCCTCCCCTTCGTCTATTTTGCATTTCTCGAAATCCATTTCCCATACCGCCGCCCTGATTAACTTCCTGTAGCGGGGTATGAGCCACATGAGCTTTATTATCTTTAAGGGGGCGCGGAACTTGTCAGCCATGTCGGGAGCATCTGGCCACCGCTTTTCTATGATTGAAATGACCCGCTCGGCTTCCTTGGGAAAATCCTCAAATAATGCGCCCTTGTCAAGTTCCCCAAACGCATCCTGCACCGGCCAACGATAACCCCAATCGTATTCTAGCATATTTCCGAACGCTTCGCTGGTTTTGAACGTGCTTTCCGCCGGTACGCCGAGGCCTTGCAGGATTATCTCTATCGGTTTCCGCAACTCCCTCACCACATCGCAATAATAGCCGTCTTTCATGTACCAATACGTTAAGTAAGCATCCGCAGTTTCGTTGAATAGCTGGCAAGCGAGGGTCGCTAGTTCCGCTTGGTGTTTTTTGCCTGATATCCCCGCGAGAGCGAGATAACGCCTTACTGCTTTTGCAGACAGGAACTTGAAAATCGAGCGTAAATCCCTTTTAAGATAGCTGATCGCCTCTACCGCTTGGGGCGGGGTTACGTTCCTTTGGGGGAACAGGGGCTTGGGCATATCTATCCCCCGCGCCTCGTCTTTCAGCCCGCGGTAATTCACGAACGTCCCCCTGCCTTCGATATACGTCCCTTCCTTGTCGGGTATATACATCGCCCCCATGCCTTCCATCACGTTCTGGGCGAGCGTCTGCTGCCGGTTCACCCGGTATTTATATATCTCATCCGGCGGCGGGTTCATCCCTATCTCTACCGAGCTGAAAGAAACCGGGTCAGCAACTGGAGTTGGAGCAGGATTTTGTACAGCAGCAGAATTACTGCGCTGCCAGCTGCCATGCCGATTATTATTTTGATGCTTTGGATGGCCCATTCTCCCTTACTCATGTGTTAATAATTTCACTAGTACGTCCTCTGGCTTCACTTGTCGCTCGTCCAACAACTTGCCGTTTTTCTGCATCCTGCCGCAATAATTCCCGTCCCAATCTTTCCAAATGGAAATCATGTCGGGGTTCTTTGAAGGGTCAAATTCTATTTTATCTTCCATTGGTTTTGATTACCGCTTTTTCGACTTTTTTCGTACAACTGCCGCATATCCGCATCTTGCCCGTTACTTCCTGTTTCAATTGGGGAATATAAATCGTCTGGCGTTTCACCAGCCATTTGAACTTCCAACGGTTACAATTTTGACAGCGGGTGAATAGTGTCATTGCGGGTTTTCCTCGCGGGGCAAGGTTACGACCGTTGAACAGGTAAGGATGGAAGCCGCTACACCAATAGCGTTCTTCGCGGCAGCGAGGACGACATCCGCAGGGTCGATAATTTTCGCCTCGAACATATCAACCACTTTACCAGACTTAGAATCATAGCCCCTCCCTTCACCGATTTCTATTGAATCCATTTCGATTCCTGCGTTTTTCGTAATTTGCTGTATGGGTCGTTCTAACGCGCTATCAAGAATTTCCTCACCAATCGTTTTATGGTCTTGAAAATTACCGGATACATCCCATAGTGCAACCCCTCCCCCAGCCACCACTCCATGCTCCAAAGCGCATCCCGCCGCATTGATAGCGTCTTCCACCTTGAGAATTTTATATTTCAACGCGCTCTCGCTCTGCGCCCCCACGAAATACCTCGCCGTCTGCGTGTTCAACCTCGCCGCACGGTTCAATGCCTCGTCTGTGCCGTCAACCTTGAGGGCGAGAATGTGCTTTGAGATATCGCAGATTCCGTCAATAAACGTGTCCTCACGGTCAATTATGATATGCCCACACTTGCCAAGGTCGCTTATCTGCACGTCCCGCATCATCACCCCTGACGAATGGCTGATGAGCCTGCCGCCGGTCGCCATGCTCAAATCTTCCCACCACTCGTCGTTGAAAATAATAGGCATCTTCACCACCACCGCGCGGAAGCCTATTTTTGAACGCGCTTGGATCAAAGCATTTATGACGGGGGCTTCCATCTCATCACAAAATACAACGATTTCCTTGATTTCCTTCTCCCACAGGGCTTTGAACAGGTTATCGAGTTCCGTGGTCGAAGTTATCTTCCGCTTCGCAAGCAGGACGAACGGATTTTCAAGCGTAGCTTTGTTGAGAAAACCAGATTCCGTGAGGTCGTGCATATAGGGAGAAGCGCACTTTGCGCCTTCCATTTTTATCCCCGTGCCGATTTCATAACTGTCTTTGGGGGTCTTGCTGGCTTCCCAATTAATAATCCCGTCCTTGCCGATTTTCTGGTAAATCTCCTGTATCATCGCGCCGATGCTTTCGTCTTCGGCTGATATACTCGCAACATCGCCCACAGTTTCGCAGGTAATCTCGCGCTTCTGTTCGTTGATTGATTTCTCTATGAGGGGCAAACAGGCTTCAAGGGAACGCTTTATCTCCATGGGGGCGACTTCGCCTATATGCTTCATACCTTCTTCGAGGATTGCGGCGGTCAGTACCGTAGCAGTGGAACTTCCATCGCCACTCGATTTGTTAGCCCTGCCCACCGCCTCGTATAATATGCGCCGCCCCATTTCTTCAAGCGGGTCTTCAAAGTGGATTCTCGATAAGATGGTCGCGCCGTCGTTAGAAATAAAATGGTTTGGGCTTTCCATGCACTCGATGACGCTGTTTGCGCCGCCCGTACCGAGCGTAACCGCCACCGCTTCGGCGGCTTTTTGCACGCCTTTCATCAAACGCTTCCTCGCCTCATCGCCGGTAAATAAATTATCTTTTATCATTATTTTTATTTAAGAATTTTCTATCTCTTAACGCTTGCCATTGTAATATCGCATTCGCGGGATCAACAAGCATACACCACGCTGGAAAAGACTCTTTTTCATCCCATTTCATCATGGCATTTTTTATATCAACATCCACTTCATCCAATATCTTTTCTATAATTTCACGATAGGGGTTACTCATTGATATTTGGATATTCTTTTTTGAAAAGCGGATCGCTCATCTTCAGCACGTCCCTTATATGATACGACAAGTATAAATAATTCGGCATCCCCGTCCTGAACATCATCTGCAAGCCGCACCGCTCGCACCGTTCCAATGAGCCGTGGATGTTGTTCTCAAGTGGTTTGAACCGGTGGAGTATCCCCCTCCGGCACACTGAGTTCTGGTATCTCGTTAGCATATTCTATTGCCCGAACATCATCCCATTTCACTAGCCAAAAGTATTCATCGCCGCTTCCTTTTGGGAGTTTGGCGGCCAACCAACTATCAAAATACACCTTGTCCCCCTTTTTAACGGGGATTGCCGTCGTAAATCCTACCTCCTCGATGATGCCTATTTCATCATAAGAACTTTTTTCTGTGGGCAAAAAAGTTTTATGCTCGAGGGGCGTTATCAGTAGATGGTTATTTACTGGGATTATCATCTGGCATTTTTTCAAAACCACTCGACCTTTCTGGCTGGATTATCGTTGCCAGCTTTTTTTTCATCGTAGGGAAGTCTTTTACTATGCTTGAATTGCCGCCGGTTAAGTTCATGTTTTCCTTGGGGCGGAATGACGACATTTCCCATAAGTTTTTCAGTCTTCGCCACAGCATTTTGATAGTTAAATTATAAGGCTTCCCACCGCTTTTTGCAAGGGTATAGGATTCTTGCAGCACCACTTGGCATTCATATGGCACTTATGGCATAGCGTTATCAAAATATTAACCTCTACTCGCTTGTCATACTTGTGCGCCCTCTTTCCACACAATCCGGCTAGATGATGAACGTCAAGCTTCTTCTGCCCTTCTATCCACTTCTTGGCACAATTTTGACAAGTGTTCTTATCCCTAACTCTCGCAGCTTCCCTAGTAATCTCTCGCCCGCTCCTATTCCCTT